AATATGGCGAATAAAAATACATTCCCTGGGCATCTTCATAGAAATATGCATCCAAGTGGGTACACTATAATCAATGCAGCAAGACGTCACGGAGGAACCAACAACTGGCGTAGATTTCAGAGTTCCACCCGATATGAAATTATTCGATTCATCATGTTTGCATATTATAGTATTATATATGAAGGTGGTGGGAATCGTGAACTCTCATTTTTCTACAGGGCCATTTCAAAATTATCAACTCGTAACATGTGGAACCGTACCAAGATACCAGTTGTTCAGTTATATAGGTTGTTATATAGATTAAATAAACCTACCCTCATGAAACTTGCAACATTTGTGGAATGGTAAACGTTCCCATCTCATGCGTAAACTTATTAAAAAGAAGAAGAGCATTAAAAAGTAATGGACCCATACGCTTCTCTAGGAATACAGAAAGGATCCTCAGAGGATGAGGTCAAGAAGGCATATCGAAAGCTTGCTATGAAACACCACCCCGACAAAGGAGGCGACCCAGAGCAATTCAAGAAAATTCAGGGAGCCTATGATATTCTGTCTGACCCGCAGAAGCGCCAGAATTTCGACCAGTTTGGGAATGCGGATGGGCCGCAGGGTGGCGGGTTTCCGGGTGGAATGCCCGACATCTTTGCCCAGATGTTCGGGGGAGGCTTTGGAGGTCCACGAGGGCCAGTCCGGCGCGCCAACCATGACCATGAATTGAAGATTAGTCTCGAAGAATCTTACAGAGGTCTTTCCAAGAATCTCAAGATTTCACTCGGGAAGTGGTGCACTCAGTGCGTTTCAAAATGTGGGCAGTGTCGGGGACAGGGACAGGTTCACATGCAAATGGGACCTATGGTGATCCAGCAGCCCTGCCCTTCGTGCCAAGGTCAAGGGAACGTTCGGCCCGGGTGCAAGTCCTGTAACGGGAAGAAGAAGACTGTCGAACAGGTCAACCTCGAACTCAAGATTCCGGCCGGGGTAGAAAACGGATCAACGATTGTAGGCCATGGACTTGGAGAGCAGGTTCATGGCGTGAATGAAGAGGCTGGAGATATCGTGTTTCACATCAAGGTCGTGCCCCATCCAGAACTCATGCGTCAGGGGAATGACATTATATGGCAGACGAAGATTTCATTCGAAGATTCTGTCAACGGGAAAAAGATTGAGGCTCCACATTTCGATGGGCCTATTGCAATCAACACGGCAGAATGGGGGGTCCTGGATCCTCGGGAAGATTATATAATTCCTGGAAAAGGTTTTACAAATAACGGAAAACTCAGGGTTCAATTCAATGTCATTTATCCAAAGGGTAAATTTAATCTAACCCGTATAGTATAATGCAGGCTAGGTTTGAGTCATACATAGATGAGTTTATTATGCGTGCAAAAGAGATTAGAAAGACGACGAATCTTAATAAAGTAGCTGCGAGTAATGATTTACGATTTCGGGTTCGTGAGGTGTCGGGTGTCGAGAATTCACACAAGCCCCAAGTTGAACTCGCTCTTGTTGATTCACGCGGGGTTGCTCATGCGTGGCTGGTCGTAGAACCAAAGCGCATGTCTAACGGGTCTCTCCATACCTATTTTGTTCTTGGCAAGTCTTCAATTCGACGCAAAGGGTATGGAGAATTTCTTAGGGCTCTAGCCGACAAGATTGGAAGAAATGTGGGTGCGACAGCTACGAACCAGTGGGCCGTTAACATCTCGGGCATGGGAGGTAAAGAGCCACCCTCGGCAGGAATAATGCGCAAGCTCGGGGCGAAAACCTACAAATCACGAAGCCCTGGCCAGGCACATGGTATCCACTTTCGGCTCAAAAGGACAAGGAGTCGGGCAAACACAATCCTAAAACAACGGTTCAAACTTAAAATACCAAATGTACCTCGGACTTATCAGAATCAATTTAGGAAATTATATGAAGCAAATATACCGAATGTTCTCATGAATAAAAATAATGCTCATAATTTTATTTTGAATCATGTTAAAAATTCTAATATGGCCGATTCATTGAACCGAGCAAAGCGTCGGATAACGAATAAAAATATTTCACCAGTGAATTTACTAAAAAAATATCATGAAATTTTTGAGGCACGAGGTGCAAGTGTTAATTCTCGTCTCAATACTCTTCAGAAAAAGACTGCCCTCCAGGTAGCTGCCCGTAAATTAAAAAATGTGGAGTTTAGGAAATTGAAGAATGCTGCGGAGCATTTAAAAATTCCTCAACATCTTGTAAATAAAATTATAGCAAATCGTCAAAGGAAATCAATGAAGGCTCGTGGTCTAGTAAATTATAGTAATTTGTAAATTAAAATTCCTAAAATTGAAATTGCAAATGTATCTTCGGTCACATGGATAACTTCGTCCATATTTAATTGGGCGTGATGAAAGACGACCTCATTCATCACTCCTGGAATTGTGTTTCGTACGAGGCGCTTACTATGTCTCATGGCTTTTTGTGAAATTGGATGCCTCTGAACGCGCCTGATAAATACCTGGGTCTTGACACATGGTTTCATAATCTTAGGTCAGGATTTAATATAATAGTATCTATAATCTCTAATACAAAAAAGAAGCTTGTCGTAAACTATAGGAAACATTCGCGTAAATCTTAATCATCGTCCGTGAGAACATCTATAATAGGACTGTCCCGGTAATCTTTATCGCGCGCTACGAAAAGCTTGCCTTTTTCGCCACACTTACTCTCTTTAAAACGGGCTGTCTCTGCCCACTCGTAGAGAAGCTTCCCGCGACCTCTATAGATTACGAAACGTGAGCACGTGTCGGTGCGTGCATATCGACCAGGGACAAAGAAACGGCATTTAGAACAATCTGGTATCATATTAAACTGACTCCGAGAAAAACGGATTAGACATCTTGCGCGGCGCGACGGGCGATGATACTTCGGGCTCTCCATCTTCTTCAAACTCGATGATGATCGCCTCCTGTGGTCTCGCGCAAACCACTAGAGTTCCTGTTCCCCTGCCACCCTCTGGAGGGTTTGGTTCAGACCCCACAAATCGTACATGACACGGTTGGGGTTTGAATCCCATCTGAGTCACCCGAAATCCCCATGTGTCATTCTCCTCGAGAAGCTCCCAACCTATGGGAGTCTCGGGGTTACACAATGACTGAACTGTTAGGTCTTTGCAGATGATGTAGACTTCGTTCGACTTGGGCCAGAGCTCGAGCTTATCGCCGTACTGGTACGTTGACGCGGTTCGCTGGAGGGTCGCGACCGTTGGCGGGCGCGGGGACACCTCGAACTTGAGACCCGGACGAATGAGTTGCGCGCACATGCTTACTGGAATAGACGGCGTAGTCTTTAGACTTTTTGGCTGAGTTGCGCTTTTTCTCACGGTCACTTTGCATGTGAGAAACCCACTGGGAATTCATACCTGGCGAGGAAAAGACACGAATTTTCTTAGGTCATGGTAGGGATGATGCAGTACCTCAAAAAACATACAAGGTCTCATAAATTTCGGGAAGTCCTCACAACTCATGAGATTGAATCAATTTTACAATTATACATTCCTAAAATTACAAAATTTCCCAATGTAAATTTTAAAAATTACCCAGAGGTTCATGATCAATATTATGAAATTATAGATTCTATAATTATTTCTGCACGCGAAGAATTAAAATTACAATTTTATAATAAATTAAAATCAAAATTTAAGAATTCTCATCACAATGAATTAGTTCTCAAAGAATATCTCAGGAATATATAAATGCTTCTTAGTCCGATTATTAATATAGCATTTTATGGATTTGCGTTTGCATGGATCCGTAATATGGAAAAGAATCATTGTACATGTTCTCAGGACTGGCGCCGGGAATATATGAAGTATTTCTTCCTGTTTGCCATCGGTCTACAATTTCTAATTATAGGAAATGGAATTTCATCATTCCAGAAATATAAAATTCCATTAGGAATTGCATCTCTCGTGTATCTTGGTGCGTCTTTGTCATACATAATGGATCTCAAGACTCACTCTTGTAATTGTTCGAAGAGTCTCGAGCGTTCGATTCTTTTTTGGTATTCAATTATTCAGGTAGTCACAATGATTATTGTGACGTTCATGATGACTAAGGCTTAGAAAGTAAGAACTTTAGTAATTCAAATGACGCGAATTGTGCTCAAAGCAAGTGACGTTGCGGCGATCATCGGGCGGAATCCATACAAACCTTCCGATGAGATCCGAGATGAAATGTGGAAAAGGTACTGGCCAGACACTTTCACTGGTCAGACAAAATCTGAAAAAGCATGGACAGCGCTCCGAACGTCAAGTCAAGCCATCAAGGTTCTAGAGGATGCTGCAGCGGCGAAGACACAATCTTCAGATGATGCGGAAGCAGTGTTTGTTCAGGCGCGCTCAAAGATTGAGAATGATGAGAAACTTACAGACGCGCAGAAAGTTGATGTGATCGAACACATTCGATCAAAGGTTTATACCGGACACGGAACTCGTTCAGAGGACAAAACTTCGGACAAGGTTTCAATTGATGAGGGTGTCAAACTTGTCAAGGATAATTCGTTTTACAATTTACCAGTCTGTGAAATTGAAAATTACAATTTTCAAATAGTTGGAAAGATTGATCGCATTGAGGAAAGACCAGATGGTTCAAAGGTACTGGTCGAAATTAAGAACCGTACAAAACGTCTATTCAAAAAGGTTCCAGATTACGAATACATTCAGGTTCAGACGTACTTACAGATGCTAAATCTTGAACGTGCTCGACTTGTAGAGCAGTTCAACAGTCAGGTTGCGTCACATGAAATCGAACGTGATGATCTTTTTTGGTCTCAAGAGGTTATGCCGGTTCTTGAGGATTTTTGCCGCGTGCTTCACTGCTTAGCAATAGTGTAAATGATATCACCCCATGTAATAAGAAATTCGTTACCGTCCGCATCATATCCGATCCAACCGTCTGGGTCGAAAGAAACAATCTCAAGTTCTAGAAACTTCTTGTGTCGGCGAGAGCCTTTCGTGATGGTAATAGTCTTGCCGATCAGCTCAGAAAACCAGTCCTCGTAACGGTCTACAGTCTCCTCGAGATCATCACGCTCCTTGCAAAGATCAACGACTGAAGAGATAACATCCATTGTAACAATTAAATGCGTGTCTCTTTTATATGAGTGTTTTTGACATTTCTCTTATGAGCCTAACTGAAATTATTGGAGACTTTGGTTTTAAGAATGTGGCTCGCACAGGAAGTCTCCAAGGATGGGGGGCTGGGCTCGTTGGGTATGCAGGTGTTATTTTTTACCTGATAAAGAGCCTACGGGTCGGCAATGTCACATACGTGAATGGCATGTCCGCTATTCTAGAAACACTCGTAGCATTTTTCGTATTTGGGGAACGGCTTAATTCCTGGAAACAGTACATGGGCCTGGGTCTTATTATAATTGGACTGTTCATACTCAAGACTGGGGGGATTGCCCACTAGCCCACTTGTCTAAAATTTCAGCAGTAGCCCACTTAATAGGAGGGGTGGACGCTGGCTTTTCCTTCAAAGTGTTCCAATTAAGGAGTATTAGGACTAGTACAAATATAACTATTCCTAATATTGCAGAGACTAGCTTATCGAGTCGAATACTCATATTAAACAACAAGAATAAAGTTTAGCGTTGCCCACTCGTCTTCGAGTGCCCTGCAGCGTGCCCCTCCCGCAATGCCCGCAATTCTCCCTGGGTATCTTGTAGCAAACTCCTTCTCCGGCTCGTCTATCCACTCGCACTTGTCAGCGTGACGGTTGCTAAAGTAGTCATCCGTCTCAGTCAGCACATACTCGATGTCTTCGCTTGCAACGTCACGGCTCTTCAGGAAGTTGTAGGTGCTCTCAATCTCTTTGATGTCGGTGATAAGGTCTTTCAGTATCCGTTTCTGAGTCTTTGGTCCGAAATTCTTCGCAAAGTCGAACCCTTCCTCAATCATCTCATCGATAGCCACACTGTATGCATCCGCGCATTTTGTCTCCCAGGCATCGTCGTCCCACTGTTCCCGAACCTTGTGGAATCCTCGGAAGTACATCGCCCGCCGGCACATAGGGCACGATGTGCTGGCGCCAACTCCTTTAAGATACCATGTCTTGATGCAGCCAGTGCAGAATGAATGTCCGCACGTAAGCTTGCAGAAGGAACCAGAATCGCAGTAGCAGATTGAGCACTCCATGTTGTTTGGTCCTTACTGTAAGGAAAGGAAATTTGGCGCGACCAGGACCCGAATTTTTCCACGCTCTGTAATATATGTCATCCATCGCCCCTCCGCCCGTCCGCCCCCGCCCCAAAGGTTTTGGCCGCTACTGGACACTTCATTCATCTGGTAATAACGCATTTACTCTCCAGATGAAGGAAGAATTGCGAATGTCTGTTGTTGGATTTAAATCCAAGAGCGACGCAACACTTATCGCACAAATGATTGAAACTTATTATGTGACCCACCAGATGGAATGGCCCGAACTCAAAGGAGAATTTGAACTTCCCAGACCATTGAATCTTTTAGACAGTCTGTCTTATATACATATTGTTAACTGGGATTTCGAGGACCTGAAGATGACATGTGTTCGAAATGTCCTAGACTTGATTTCGGTCGATGGTTTGGTAACGACTAAGGATGGATATTCATTTGAAGGGAATCTATACAGTTTCGAGGGGGACCTGGAATTTTATAAATCGCGTTTTGAAGAATTTATGGAGTAGGGACGTAGGCAATACCGCGAAGAACCGCCTTGGCATAAGAGGCGCAGAGTACAAAATGGATGTGAGGCCAATCGAGTGCATCACTGGTTCCAAGTGTAATACCAAAAGGGTTGGTATTGACTTCCCGAACCATGTGAACAGACTTTTCTGGGTCTCCAATATTCTCGGCGAGATCCATCATCCGAGCCAGCCAATCGACATGCATCGAATTGTCCGGCTCGAACGCAGTAAGAAACTTTGATGTTATCGACATTTGTTTTAGAGCTTGTCGAGTGTTTAAGTGAACAAGTTCCTATCGCTCTGGTAAATTGTCAGGATCTGGGCGGAGGTTAGGGCCGAGTTGTAGATTCTGAGGTCGTCTGCAATAATACTCGTCCCCCCATTAGACGCATCTCCTAAACACACATCATTTGTAAATAAATTTAGACCAGACCCAGTTGTTATGGGAGTGTTAGAAACCTGACTTCCGTTGTTATAAAGAGTCGCCGACACGGCCGTAATAACATACGCAATATGATACCATGTACCGGTAGTAACATCATTAAATTGGCTAGTGTAATTAAAAGTTGAGTTCTGTATATACTGTACCTGCAATTGGCTAATAGAGCTCAATTGAAGTTTTATATATCCACCCAAATTAGTTCCACCCTGGGGACCTAAAACGAAACTGACATATGAAGTTCCTATATTATTATAATTTATCCATATCGAAAAACTCAGACCAGTCGTGTTTAGTGTAAAAGGCGCTGTCCAGTTTGTGAAGCTAGAACCAGGGTAGTTGATGGCTTTACTGTAAATTAATGATACATAAGTTGGAGTTCCGGTCGTTGTACCTGTCAGGCCTGTTATTGTGTCAGTCGTATTTCCTTCAAATTGCCACGCCAATGAAGGACTTGGCAATGATCCATACAAGTTCCCACCACTCTGGTAAATTTTCTGGATCTGAGTAGGGGTCACGGCCGTGTCGTATACACGTACGTCATCGAGTTCACCATTCAGAAATGAACGTGAACTTACATCTGATCCCCCCACTTTAACATTAGCCCACCTAAGTTCAGTTGTATTACATGGAATACTGCCCGAAGGTACTCCGTTTACATATATCATTTGAGTAGTTCCGTCCAAAACGACTGCTACATGAGCCCATTGTCCCAAAGTTAGGGCAACTGAAGAGTATACTACCTTCGGGGTGGTAGTAGTAAACCTGTCAACGACTCTGAAACCAACAGTATTAGTAGTGCCGGTAATAAATATAATGTAGCGTATACTACCACTAGGACAATTAGTACACACACCACCAACACAATTAACACACTGTGGCGATGTTATAGGATTTCCATTGATCTGCAAAAAGTATTGGTCGGCTGTCGATGATGTATTAAATTTAACCCATATAGCCGTTGTGATTGCTTTATAACTGTTGATAGTCTGGTACGAAACATAGTTTTGTGGAAGCCCGCTGGGTTGATTTGTTATTACCAAACTCTGACCGTATTTCCCGGAAGAATTGTAAGAAATAGAACCGGTAATAGTTCCCGCCAGGCCTGTTATTGTGTTTTTCGTATTTCCTTCAAATTGGCATGCCAGAAAAGGTATCGCAAAATTAGTACATATTGATGATGCAGGTGTCGAAACAGTTCCCGCCGGGCAAGCACTGCACGACCCCCCTCCACTGCCATATGTCCCTGCAAAACACATGCCAGACCCAGAAGTTCCGCCTAAATAAGTATTGATCGTTTCTGCACTTGCATATGTTTTGCACGATGTAGCACCGGCCGCACTTGCCGTACCACCTGGACACGGCGCGCACGCTACGCCAGAACCATCTGCAAATTTATTAGCATCACAGTTTGCACAAGTTCCGGCACCATAAGAGGTGTTAGGACTGGGACTATCTTTACCAGCTGGGCAGTTTTGACACGCACTTTTATTATCTGGTGCGTATTTTCCCGCGGTGCAAACTGTACATGGACCTCCATTTGCCGAAGTTGATGCAGTTCCCCCATTGGTACACGGATTGCACGCAGTGGCACCTGTACCTGCAGCATTAGTTGAACTTCCTAGACCACATGCAGGACACGTAGCTGTTTTAATACCACCCGCATAATACCCTGCAGCACAAGCTGTACACGCAGTTGCCGTCGTGATTGTATTTGGCTGCTCGTATCCCTGGTTGCACGTCGTGCACGCGTTTACCTTAAAGTAAGCAGTCGGAGACACCCCGGGAATGGAAATACCGCTATCTGTCAGGGCAAACGAGTATCCCGGACCGCACTTACATGTTGCAGCAGACGAAGTGGTCGCGGAAGTCTGTGTACCACAGCCTTCTGTTTCGGCTACACACTTTAAACCACATGCGGTTGACGCAGTTGCTGATGGAACCGTGTAATGCCCCGGCGTTGTGCAAATGTTAGCTGGAGCTGTACCTCCAGTACCTCCTGGGCACCAGTACCCTTCCTGGCATGGAGTACAACCAGTTGCGCCTCCACTATCATCACCGTTTCCATAGAATCCAGGTTTGCAATTACAGAGTACACCGCCGGCGTCTGCGTCTGAATTCGCACCACATTGTAAAACTGGGTCAAATGCACTTCTCGCAATTAAAACAAACTGGGGAATTGCATAATTTACGCCATCAATGAGAACTTTATCAATCTGGATAGGCGGGGTACCAAAGTTATTGTTTGGATCTGCCCTCACAAACCAAACAGGGCCTCCGCCTCCGATTTTAAGCTCCTTTCGTATACCCCAGCAACCACTAAGAGTATCACCAGCCCTGGTGGTTGTGAAACCTGGCAGATTTGTACTCGCCCAAATATTGCTATTCATAGCAATACGTGACTGTAGGTTCTCACTGCCAGTAGCAGCTGTACAACTACCAGACAGAAAACCGTCTGAAACATCTTGACCTATATATTCAAAAGTCATGTACCGTCCAGCTCCGTTTTGACTAGGCCAGAATGTACTTTTTTTATATGAAAATTTATAAAAAATTAAAATGAGAATGAGAGTTACCAAAAATATCAAAATATGATTCTCTTTCATAATACTGAAATATGAATGTATTTTTATTTAAGTGATGACTATCGAGCCTGCACCTCCACTGGCACCGGCGGCACCTCCGTTTGAAGCGAGTGTAAAAGTTTGTTGGTTAGTCCATCCACTTGAAATCTGACATGTATCACACGATAGTACTCAATTTTACAATTACAAAATTTGGAATTTCCCAGATATTCGTTCCGTCGTCATAGTCGGCAATTGCAGTAGTCTGTGCATAATTCTCAGAGTTTAGTAAATCTGCATCAGTACCTATTAGGTACCAGAGAGACCCGCCACCACCCCCACCTTGAGTTCTTTGCGGAAGCCCCAAATTGTGGACGCTACAAGGTCTCCCGATGCTTTTCCATTTGGCATATTGGTCCATATATTGTGGTTAACGCGTTCCTTTCACCATGTGAACTGGCTTGAATCTGCAAGAACCATACTTGTGTAGCCATCTGTCAAATCAGACCCTATATTCTTATACGCTGCAAAGTTGTTGCCTGATGCGTCCGAGACTGTATATGTACTCGTCATTTTTTGAACGAGTAGAAATACAATAAGTATCAAAAGTCCTACTATTATGTAGTCCTCCATTAATATAAGTTATGTAATTTTATTTAACTGTTTACAATAGTTACCGGCGTGTTTCTGGCTGTGTTTGTTCCATCACCAAGCTGCCCCGCCCAATTAAAACCAATTCCATATACACCACCTGAACCAACTACAACAGTATGGGAACTACCGCCCGCTATCGCCGTAACACCTGCATTTAGGGGAGACCCTGCCGTCACTGCGGAAGTCGCATTTGTAGTGTTTCCAGTACCAAGCTGTCCTTGGTTATTCAAACCACATAAATATAAAGCATTAGTTTTAAGTGCAATAATATGGCCGTCGCCGCACGCTATCGCCGTAACACCTGCATTTAGGGGAGCCGCTGCCGCCACTGCGGAAGTCGCATTTGTAGTGTTTCCAGTACCAAGCTGTCCGGAACTATTCAAACCAGTTCCATATACAGCACCACTTTTAAGTGCAATAGTAAATGCACCGCCGCATGCTATCGCCGAAATACTCGAAGCCATAGAGCCCGTCGCCGCCGTTGCGGTAGTGGCATTGGTCGTGTTTCCAATACCAAGCTGTCCGGAACTATTCAAACCAGTTCCATATACAGCACCACCTGATGTAAGTGCGATAGTATGTTGTTCACCACATGCTATCGCCGAAATACTCGAAGCCATAGAGCCCGTCGCCGCCGTTGCGGTAGTGGCATTGGTCGTGTTTCCAATACCAAGTTGTCCGGAACTATTCAAACCAGTTCCATATACAGCACCACTTTTGAGTGCAATAGTAAATGCACCGCCGCATGCTATTGCCGAAACACCACTAGACAAGTTGGTCGCCGCCACCGGCGATGTTCTTTCTGTATTTGTTCCATCCCCGAGCTGACCGTATAAATTACGACCCCAGGTATATACGGCGCCACCTGATGTAAGTGCAACAGTATGTTGATCACCACATGCTATAGCCGTAATAGTAATACCAGTAAGTCCAGTTACGGCAACTGGTTTATTTCGATTCGTTGTTGTTCCATCCCCGAGCTGACCGGAGTTATTATAACCCCATGCCATAAGAGTTCCGTTGCTTAGTAGGGCGACCGTGTGAGATGCACCAGCCGCTACTTTACTAACCGTTAAACACGTCGAAGATGGAATTACTGAATACTGGCCTGCACTGCAAGAACTGCACGAAGATGCCCCACCTGCTGAATACTGACCAGGATTGCAATTAGTGCATGAAGACGCCGCAGCTGCTGAATATGTACCAGCACTGCAAGAACTGCACGACCCCCCTCCAATGCCATATGTCCCTGCAGCACACACGCCAGACCCAGAAGTTCCGCCTAAATAAGTATTGAGCGCTGATGAACTTGCATATGCGACACAGACTGAAGCACCGGCTGCACTTGCGCTACCAGCTGGACACGGCGCGCACGCCAGACCAGAACCATTTGCAAATTTATTAGCATCACATGCAGAACAACCAGCGGTACCATAAGAGGTGTTAGGACTTGGAGAATCTTGCCCAGTCGGGCAATTCTGACATGAACTTGAATTAGTTGCTGCGTATTTTCCAGCCGGGCAATTTACACATGAATTTAAAGGATTTGCTGACCCTGAAGCAGTTGTATAAGTGCCGCATGAATTGCACTGATAGCTACCTAAACCTGCCAGATTAGTCTGGCTCCCTGGCCCGCATGCAGAACAACTTGTATTCTTGACAGTCGTGTTGTAATTTCCTACAGCACAAAGTGTACACGCAGTTGCCCCCGTGACTATGCTTGCCTGGTACGAGCCACTGGCGCACGTTGTGCACGTGTTTTGCTTAAAGTAACCCCCTCCTGGAGCCGGAGTACTACTATCTAGCACAGTAAACGAATATCCCGCGCCGCACTTACACACTGCAGCCGACGAAGTAGTCGCGGAAGTCTGTGTACCACAACTATCTGATGTACTGGCTACACACTTGAGACCACATGCGTTAGATGTGCTTGACATAGCAACTGAGTAATTGGACGACGATGGGCACAAAGCAGCTGACGCCGACCCTGGCGAGTTCTGTGCCACTGCTCCTGTACAGTAGTACCCTTCCTGGCATGCAGTACAACCAGCGGTTCCGGGAACAGCATTATCATCACCGGTTCCATAGTAGCCTGCATTGCAATCGCAGGTTGCCGGGTCGCTGCCTGATGACGATGTTGCATTTGAATTGCACTGTAAAACTGGACTATGCAGACTCTTCTTAATCAAAACAAATTGGGGAATTGCATAAGCTACGCCAGAAATGGTAACTGTATCAATCTGGATGGGCGGTGTACCACCGGGGTTAGAGGTTGGATCTACTTTCAGATACCAAATAGGCCCGCCACCTCCAATCTGAAGCTGTTTTCGGATACCCCAGCAGGTTCCACTAAAACCCGCTGGTATACTTGTACCTGCCCAAATACCGGTATTTAGAGTATAACGTGCCGTCGTACTTTCAGCGGAAGTACCAGCTACTGCGTCAACATTATTAATCCAAGCCGTGAGGGGTATATCAGTACCTATATATTCAAAAGTCATGTACCGTCCAGCTCCGTTTTGACCAGGCCAGAATGTACTTTTTTTATACGAAAATTTGTAAAAAATTAAAATGAGAATGAGAGTTCCCAAAACTATCAGAACCTTATCCTCCTTCTTCATAATAAAATACAATCATATTTTTTTTCACCAATATTTATCAAACGCCATCTCCTGGGGAGATGGAGTATAGTCTGGAGGGTTCGGTGGATATTTAACTTTTAGGGGCTGGGTAATGAACACATCTCCAAATCTCGTGAAAGGTATAGTTGGAAGAATAACGGTATAATAGTAATAGGCAAAAGCCAAAATTATAATAACAACAGCTGCGACAATTGCGTAAACTTTCTTCATATATATTATATAAACTTTTTTTTATCAGCTGATGGTTATCGAGCCGGCTCCTCCACTGGCACCGGCGGCACCTCCGTTTGAAGCGGTTGTAAAAGTTTGTTGGTTAGTCCAACCACTTGAAATATGACATGTACCACCTGAAGCACCTGAGGAGCTGGCAGCGCCGCCTGTATACCCACCTCCGCCACCACCACCACCAACACCCAAACCGCCACCGCCACCAAACCCTCCGTTAGATGATTCCCCCCTCCCACCCGAAAATGTAGACGAACTGCTAACCGACCCACACCCGCCGCCGCCGCCGCCGCCAGACCCGACCAATCCTGCGGCGGCACCTTTGTTTCCCCCTGTACCTGTATTTGACCCAGCCCCCCCGCCATTAGTTCCAGCACCGCCGGTACCGCCTCCAGGTGTTGCGCTTGCGTCTCCACCATTGCCGACGAGCCCTCCACCTCCACCTCCAGAAATCATCCATGTACCAGATAAAGTGGTAATAGAAGTTATAAATACTGCTGATAAACCTCCTCCACTCCCACTATTGCCCCCACCCCCAACTATCAGGTAAACAGTTTGATTTGCACTGAGAGTAATAGTTGCTCTCATAATACCGCCCTTGCCACCCGTAATACTAGTACCACCACCACCACCACCACCACCTGTTAGAGTTATGGTGTACGCCTTTGCAACAGGTACTGTCCATGTATATATACCACTAGCAGCAAGAGAGCACCCGCTCGATGTAAAACTAGTAATTGGTACCTGTGAGCCAACAGTTCCATTTATAGTGAAAGACTGGAAAGTACACGCCGATAATGCTACGGAACCCGCCGGTGAAGTACTTCCCGTTGGACAAGCACTGCACGAAGATGCGCCAGCAGCTGAATACGTACCAGCACCGCAAGGCTGACAGTTTGTGGTGCCATAATATCCAGCGTTGCATGTACACGCCCCGCCCGTTCCATCGGCGGCTTGAGCTATTACTGACGCATTTGTGCATGTGCCATCAAACACTCCATTTGCTGAACTCTTCTGAAGTATAACATACGGTGGAATTGCATAGTTGGTTCCAAGATAGTTATATGTTTCAATAGAAATTTGAGCAACAAGATCTGAAGAAGTTGCTGGGTTTGCAGAAGTTACACCGGCTGCAACACTAGTAATGTACCAAACAGGACCACCACCACCTCTTTGAAGCTGCTTGCGGAACCCCCATACCGTGTTTGTGTTTATAGTTCCTCCGTCAAGTTTTGGAACCGTTGCATTTCTGTATATATTGTAATTTATGTTAACCCTACTCAAGAGAGAATAAGATGCAGCAGCTTGTACCATAGTTGTAGTACCAGTTACATCGTACCCTGGGTTTACAAAAGTTGGATACCTGACCGCTGAATTCGTCTCAGCCCATGTAAAATTACTAAATTTTCTTATAGATAATAAAATAATTATTATTACAAGACCTATAATCAAGTAGTACTCCATTATATATTATCTAGACTATTCTTCATCATCTGTATCTTCCCCAATTTTTTTGTATCCATCATCTCCAAAATTCTTAAAACCTATATCAGTTTCTAGTGTAGTGCACAAGTCTTCCTGAATAGAATCTTCATCAATTTCATATACATCATCTTCATATCTCCAAATTTTATCATCAGACTCTGACAAGTACCTGATGATGAAAATTGGTCCTTTCTGTTCAACAATCTTGGCCAAAAGTGGGACTGGCTTGCGGGCGCCAATGTCGGTCCAGACCTTTAGCATTATATTTTGTAATTACTAAAGTTTTTAAGTAACTAATTTAGTGCTGCGGTTAGACGGGCGAACATTGCTTTCTGCTTACGGGAAACACCCTTGTTGGAACGCACCTTGCGAGGGCCCTCCTTGCGGACATACTTCTTGGGTCCTGCGCGCATTTTTGGGCTTGCGAAAAGGCGAGCCAGGTTTCCGGAGTGGACGCCTGGCTGTGGGCCGCGCTTGAGACCCCTGTTGACGCGCATCCGGCGATCACCCTTGGGGCGAATTGCACGGGGTGGGCGAGCGCGGGTGTTAGTCAGAAGGCGCTCAGAGCCGCCTGGACTCTTCACATAACGCACCTTGGGGTTGTAGACCATGGCCCCCTTCTCGGACTTGGCGACGAACTTGTTGGTGCCGGAAATGTGCCAGATTGTGCGGCGCTTGGAGTTTAGGTAGCGAGTGGGAGACTTGACTGCTGCAGGGCGACCGCGGGGCATTTGTAATATATAGAAATATTTAATTTTCACTCTCGACTTCTATACTGAACGACCAATCAAGACCATTATTATTTAGTATATTTCCAAAACGATCAAGAACAGTTATATTGAGGCGATCAACACGTGACCGGTCATCTGTTACGTTAATCTTTTGCGTAAATTGAGAATTTTCATTCCAATAAATTACATTTCCTACCGCACCATTGACTGGAACCTTGTATGTAATCTGGGAAGGTTCAAGAGATGATGTCCCAATATTTTCTATAAAAATATTAATATAAGTATCAAAATTTATTATGTAAGAATTCTGAGCAGTTATAGAAGTTCCGGTCTGTGTACTTGTGAACCCTAGAAGCTGAGCAAGGCTTGGATAAGTAAGACCGGTCGGTACAGTTATGGTCATAGATGACCCTGATGAAAAATTTATCTGATTTGTGTTGGACAAATATGACCATGTACCGTTCAGAGGCGCGGTCACGTTGCTCACGGCTGTTAGGAAGGAAGCAGGTGTTGTGTAGCTACCTGGGTTAACCGTGTAGGTGTTCGATGCGATGGTGATTGAATTGTAAGGTGACCGAACATTGTAAAAACCAATGGGTATCTGGGCGTTTAGAAGACTTGCCGTTTTAAAACCGCGATGGCGGTTTCCAAATAGTACTGAGCACTGGAAAGGATTCGAGTTGGTTTTAGAGACTAGGGCCTGGGAACTAGTTGCTGACTGGAGGGACGCTGTATCGACGTGAATCTGGTAGGTATTCATACTACACTTTGGCTATATTTTAATTACTTAAAAATAATTCTAGTTTAATCTAGAATGAAATGTGTTATATATAAGATTGAAAATTTAGAAAACGGGAAAAAATATATTGGTCAGACTCACAGAGAACTTCATATACGTTTTAATGAACATTGCAACCCAAAACAAAATTCATGGTCTAAACTAAAAAATGCTATTAAAAAATATGGAAAAGATTGTTTTTTCATGGAAACAATATGGGAATCTGAAACATGTACTCAACATGATCTCGACTGTAAGGAAATAGAATTAATAAGTAAGTATAATACTCTTCACCCTAATGGATATAATTTAACTACAGGTGGGTCTGGAGGATGTCATTCGGATGAAACTAAAAAACTTCTTTCAGAAAAATCTAAACAAATGTGGAGAGAAAAAAGGGAAGAGATGATCGCTAAAAGGAAACTACAATGGACTGATGAAAGAAAGGCGAAACTTTCGATTACACTAAAGCAACTCTATATTGACAGACCTGAAATGCGGATAAAATGCGTTAGCACTTCCACCGGTTCCCGCAGTTCTTGCACGTTGCATACGTCGTCTGAAACAATCGAGTTAGTGAAAGAATAGTCAAAGTTTATTAGTGGGGAACGTACCATAGGCTCATCGGCCGAACGAGTTTGCAGCTGATAGTAATCTGTCTTCTTGGACTTGCACTTGCCGCACTGGAGGATGCCTTCGTAGTCGTGATCTTGAGCCTTGATTTCCTCCATCCGGAGGTCATGAGCCTTGTTCCGCGAGAGCGCTAGTGCTGTTAGCCCATCCGGTGATAGGATTTCAGATGGATACCACGCGATCCGCTTCGGGTCGAGCTGCTTGAGCTGAACCTTTCTGACGAGTTGAGGGACGAGTGAATAGTTAAACTTGACATGGTCTCCTTCAACTGTTAGATTTGGAACCACGGTTGTCACCCCCCGAGTGAACTCCTTGATAAGTGACATAGCCTTGAACTTGTAAATTGTTCTAAAGTTTCGGCTCTCCCAAGAAGCATCCTCACGCGGAACCCGCTCCCGCGCCCAGTTAAGAACAGAAATCTCAGAATTTCTGGCAATGGGGCCAGCGCCGAGAGCCTTGGCGAACGCGCCCTGAACGTAGAGACGGTACGGGTGGTTCATTTTTATATGTCCCCCACATTCCAGATTTGTAACACAGAGATCACTCCAATTTTCAGCTAAGGCTACGACACTCTATTCTTACAAGAATATGAGACCTTATGTCATTTGTTATACGAGTCGCACGGTCCACCCAAATGACTATGTCATGTGCGCTGAACGACTATTTTTCAAGCACGTGAACCTTGAGGCGAATAGGGCAGGTGTCAAGCCGCATCAATTGTCACTGTGGATACACCGAAAGTACGGTGATATTATTATAGAAAGGATGCGGGGAACTGGCGAGCTCGGAACCTCCATCCCGTGTGTCATGTGTCGTAAGACGCTTGATAGGTGGGCTATTCAGTGGAAGGCTCATATAGGAAACCAGTGGCACAAAAGCACGGACCTTGTTGTTCCTGATTCTCACCCAACACACCGACAGCGGCAACTAATTTTTAACCAACCTCTTGTCAAGGTGTAAGAGCCATGGGCCTTGCATCTGCGCTTTGTGATGACTTGGACATTCAAATTCTATACGAACATCTTTCGAAAATTCACATACCCATAAATATTTTCGAACTTCTTCAATTGTAAATCTTGATTCATCAACTTTATGAAGCTTAACAATTGCAGAAGAGTAATCAGATGCGCTAACAACAGTTCCATGTTCGAATATATAATCAAACTTTCGGTATGAGCAGCAGCTCATTTTGTCTTACGTGTAATTCCGAGCACACTCTCTAACTTGGAAGACCTTGCAAGTGGCTTGTCTCTTTTTAGTTTGAGAGTTTCACCTGTTTCTGTAGATTGTTCAATTTCCTTGAGTCGCGCCTTTCCAGAAGTTGATGGTCTCACAACTTCAACTTTTTGTTCAGAATAAACTGCCCCAATTGTCGGGACATATTTATGTTCAAACGGCCACGTAACCACTGGGGGCTCTACAGTTCCCCCAAAGTTTCTAAACTCTTCAATTGTCAGAGTTCCTCCAAAACATTTAAGTGTCTCGCGTTTTGGAGCGGGCCAGAGAGGCTCATAGCGGCCGCACGCTTTCATGCGCATCATAGAAAGAATTGACAGAATCTCCCATTTCCTTGCCGAGTCCATAGCCGCGCCGTATGCTTTGGCACATTTCCAAGAACAAAAGTTACCAAGTGTACTGTATTTATTTCTTCGGTCGTCATATCTTATTGGTAAATGAAAAGGTAGCCCGTTTTCATGTGGATGAACGCACCACCAACATATCAGTTCCATTTAAAGTTAAAAACATATTTATCTTTATATATGATACTTTCGATAGACTGTGGAATAAAAAACCTGGCAATGTGTTTAATTGATTCAAAAACTAAAAAGATCTCGCATTGGGATGTTTCAGGTGTTCCAATGAAACATGCGGATGGAGTGTTTCGGTGTCTTGTTCGACACTTGAATGAAAAGCCATGGGTTCTTGGCGCGACAACAGTTCTTATTGAAAAACAGCCTGACCGTAACCGTGTAATGAAAGGCGTTGAGAACCTGCTTCATACATATTTTCTAGTAAAGGAAAAAGACGTCGTCATCTGGGATGCTCGGCATAAGATTCCAGACGTTTCGGGACCTGGAAAAGCACAGTATGCTGCACGTAAAAAGGCTTCAATAGAACGAGCTCGGGCATTTATTCAGGGTACAGAATGGGTTCAGTTTTTTGATGACCACAAAAAGAAGGATGACTTGGCTGATACGGTCATGCAGGCTTTGAGTTATATAGATAAAGCCCCTTTAAAAGTCAAAGTACCGTCCCCACGCCGCCCAACTGACAACCAGACTCGGACAAAATATAGTAAAGCAAATCTTGCATGGCTCTATAAAACGGGAGCCACCCAGGATGCGCGTTTCAAAAAAGACGTCGCACGTTATTACCAAAATATTGATGAACTAAAAAAAGAATTTAACCTAGACGCTCAAACAGACTGCCACCGATACCGTTGTTAATAGTCCAGTCACGCATCTGGTTATGAACAAAGTCCTGGTCGCCGCACTTGCCACCTGGGGTTAGGTCCTGGGTATAATATCCGGCATCTTTGTCTGGGCCTGGAACGCATTTAAGGTCATTCTTGGTGCCAAATATATCCAGGGGGCCTGCCTTGGCCGCGGCTCCCATCAGCGTATCAATAGGTGACCCGGCATAGTAGTTGCTGGACCGACCCTTGACGAGCATCATGAGTATGGCAATTAAAAGTCCAAAAATTATGAGCCGGCTGAACATTTTACCAACCTTGAGTTTCATTTGTATTTGCTTGACATTATTTTTGGAATGATGCGTTAAAGCTACCAACCTTCTTTCTTTAAAGGTTTTAGAATGGACATTTCTTTTGATACTAACGATGGACATACGATGAAATTGGATGATGATGAATCTGCTCTCCTGGATGAGATATCTATCCAGGCGCCCTCTCGGAAGATTCCCGTAAAGCCAAAAGCCGCACGGCCGAGCCCATTTTCTAAGCAGGCACCGGGCCCACGCCCTGGTGTACCTACTGGAGGCGATGATGGGATGGATATGTTTATGAACCCTGAGAAACGTACAGCAGCCCCTCCTCCTATCTCTGAGGAGTATGATGGCGGCGATGACCCAGAGGAGTATGATAACCAGGCGGGCGGCGGTGAGCAGGTTCCGTCTGATGGATACAAAACAATTGAGGATGAGAAAGCAGACTTGCTGAACAAGATTGCTCGGCTGAACAAGAAGGGTGTTCAGTCCAGCCAGCGCCTGAGCATTTTCTCAGATGTTGAGGAGATTCGCACCGAGTACAAGCGGATGACGTATTCTATCGAGGTTGAGCGGTCTATCAAATTTCAGCGCCGCATGCTCGTGGCATGTGTAACTGGTCTGGAGTTTCTTAACGACAAGTTCGACCCGTTTGATATCGAGCTGAATGGTTGGTCTCAGAATACGATGGAGAATGTTGATGACTATGATGGCGTGTTTGAGGAACTCTATGCTAAATATCGCACCAAGGTCAACGTAGCACCAGAGGTCAAGCTTATCATGATGGTTGGAGGCTCTGCAATGATGTTCCACCTGACCAACTCAATGTTCAAGGCGGCTGTACCGAACCCCGGACAGGTTATGAAGCAGAACCCAGAGCTTATGCGCAATATGATGGATGCTGTTCAGCGTTCACAGGGTGCTGGGCCAGGAGCGAACGACCCGCCAGCACAGGGTCTTCGGCCGGGAGAGATGCGGGGCCCGGGCATGGACTTTGGTTCGCTGATGGGAATGATGGGCCCTCCGCCGTCTATGAATTCCAGGCCGTCACGCCCCGATGATGACGATGTTTCTGACATTGTGTCAGTTGATGCGGGTGGTGACACGCGCGAGGTTTCAGTGGGAAGCAAACCTCGTGGCCGCAAGTCTAAGAAGAAGGAGGTTTCTTTGTAGACTTGGTTTTTTTCCTCACTCTAAAATAAGATGGGAGTTCCCATGGCACCATATGGTCCACCCGTAACTATACCGCCAATTTATACTCCTTTACCTGCCAAGTATCTTCCTGAAATTCCAGGCTCGGATAACACCGAGTGCAATTACCTGGTGATGTTCTTCGTGGCTGGTGTTATCCTCCTGGGTCTTGGCGACTCTATGAGAGGCAGGGCTTGATGGTCGCGACGGCCAAAAGCTCTTTAATGCTGTTTTCATACAGCGATACTTGTTTATCGTACCAGTCGTTTGTAAGCTGCCCGGGAACTTGATGCATTTAATAAATACTAAGAATTTAATTAAGCATTCCAGCTTAAATCTAACTTCATCTTGTTCTCTGCGACCCAAGCGAGCCATGAGGTTCCAGTCAGATATACTTTTGCAATAAATAACATTCGGGGTGTTAGAGGCTTTACGTATCCTTCAGCATTAAACTCAGAAGTAGAAGCAAATGGCGTCATATCACTTGGAAGAAATGAATTTACCATTGTATAAAAATCAGCGGGTAAACTACCATCTTCATTTTCAAATGTTTTAGCGAGAAACTTAAACCCAAAAGGTAAAATATCTTTCTTTATATCTTTATTAAGTTTTGTTGCAATCTCTCGAGTCCAGTCTGGTCGCCCTAGGTCATCATATTTTATATCAATTCCAGTTCCTGTTTTTGCTTCCTTAAAAATTGATAATACTGGAAACATTATAAGACGCAATGCGATTCTGTCTCGAACGGTTTTAGCAGAGGAATCAGTGGGCTCTCCAGAATCGTATGCTTTACTGAACATTGTGTTGAACTCGTCATCTGAAGTATATTTTTCTGCGGGCAGGTATTTATTAAGTGTTTCGTATAGGCTATTTGCACTGGTAATAAGGCCAGAAGACTGTAGAATTAAATTAAGTACTATTGGAAAAACAACACTACTTTTAGCCCTGCGAGGTTGAGAAGCCGTAGTTGACGTCGGATTATCGGGTAGATCGACAAGTCCATTTGGCTCAGCCTGGGCTATATATAAATTAATCTGATTAGACTTCTGAAATAGTTGGCTATACTGTGCATCAGTATAACCTTCATTATTCTTTAGAATCAGTACAATTGCAAAAACTAAAATTATAATAACTAGGTAATCTTTCATTTATAATATAAATAGTATTATAAATGGGGATCATTGATCTATTTCCTGACTACAGGACGTCTGCTAGTGCTACCCCCCCGGCTGCTCCTATCGCGCCTGCAAAAAATAACAACTTGTGGATAATTGTAGGAGTTGTCGTTTTTATTTTGATTATTTTAGCGCTAACTCAAAAATAGGCACTTCCCTTTTACAGCAGGCTCTTCTTCAAAAACAAACCCACCTTCCCTGTAGATCACGCATCTCTTCCTGTACATTGAATTCAGGACAGACCAGTGATCAGCAATGTCATATATAAGAGGGTCATTCTTCTTCCCGGGTGTTTCTCGCATAATTCGGCCTATTGACTGTTTGATGTCAGATTTAGGAGTTGCGAGTATAACCGTGTCAAGTACGGGAATATCAAGACCTTCGTGTGCAAGCTGGAAAGTGGCCACGACCACGTGCTTTTCAGCAGATGCCGCCAGGTCAGCCTCTTTCATCCCACCAACGTACAAACCAGACTTAGAGCCAATTCTCTTGTGTAATTCAAAACAATGTTCACGCCGATCACTAAGGACAAGTACACGCCTATTGAGAGCCAGGGCTTCTTGGACAGTCTTGATGATGACATCGTTCCGGTCCTCGAGTTCAGTGATGGCTGTGATCATTCCAGCCATGTTAATCTTCCCAAAGCGCGTTACAGGTGGGGACTCTTTGAAGGCATCGCACGTGTAATGAATTGTCGCAACCTTGGTACTCGCTTGGTTGGTCCGCTCGACTCTGAAAAACTCGGGCCCAAGGAACCAGTACAGAATCCGTGTCAGTCCATCTTTCCGTTCTGGGGTCGCCGTCAGCCCGAGAGTAAATCGTGGGCACACCTTGAACATGAATTGCGAAAAGGCTGGCGCTCCAATGTGATGGGCCTCATCGACGATTACTAAACCTACTGAGTCGAACGCATCTTTGGCAAACATCTTCGGCCCATCACCTTCGGGGCGTAGGCACAGTGTCTGTATCAAAGCAATCACGAAATCTTTCTCAACGTCAAAAGTGTCCCCTTGAACTCGGCCAATTTTTGCGTTCGGGCAAAACTCTCGTATCTTTTCGGCCCACTGGTTCGCTAGGAACTCTTTGTGAACCACAATCATTGTTCTGACTTTTAGATGTGCCGAAAGAGCCAAGGCGAGACAGCTTTTCCCAAACCCACACGGGAGCGAGAGTACTCCACCCCCCTTTTCTTTGAAGGCTTTGACTCCTGCATCGAAAGCTTCA